CGAAGATCGACGCCAAAGCCAACAAGGTTCTCGGCAAGAAGAAGAAGTAGTTCGTGGCCACTCTCGCCAGCGACATCATCACGGCTGCTTACCGAGAGTGCAACCTTGTCACTATCGGCGTCACGCCCACGACCAATGAACAGACAGAAGCTCTTGCGCTCCTGAACCGCATCCTCGCGGCAGTCTATGGGCAGGAGGTCGGAGAAGAGCTTTACGACTACAACATCGGCGGCACCTACGACGATAGCCAAGCCTTCTCCGATTACATGCCCGTCAATGCGCGCATGAACCTCAACCTTTCGGGCGCGAAAACCATCAAGTGCGATCCTCTCCCGTATGATGGACAGCGGATGGCCGTTGTCGATGTCGCCGGGAACCTAGCGACTTACAATCTTACCTTGGACGGCAACCAGCGAGCCATTGAGAATGCGCCGACCCTCACTCTTTCCACCAATGGCACGACGCGGCAGTGGATGTATCGCGCCGACCTCGGAAATTGGCAAAAGTGCGCCGATCTCGCGCTCACCGATCAAATGCCGTTTCCGGAAGAGTTCGACGATTATTTCACTACGCGCCTGTCGATCCGGCTGAACCCGCGTAACGGCGCTGCCACGGCCCCGGAAACGCAATTGGTGCTTCAGGCCGGATCATCGGCAATTCAGTCTCGCTATCGCCGCCCGCGCCCGATGCAGGACATGGGGACGCTTGGGCTTCTGGGGCAGAAGGGCCGCACCTACGGCACCAATAACAGCGAGTTCAACTCCGGTCGCCCGAGGTTCTAGTGAGGCTACCGCTCGGAACGACCGACTTTTCCCGAACCATCGGGGGAATGCCGGATATCCTTCTCCAGAACCGCTATTTCGAAGCCGATCCGACAAACCAGAAGGATCAGGTGGGACTCCTGTCGCGCCCCTGCATCAGAATGTGGGCGCAGAAGCCAACCGACAGCCCAGTTCGCCTGCTCTACAGCGAGCCGGGAGCGTTCAGCGACTGCCTGTTCTTCATCAGCAACGATCAGGTTTGGCGGCTTGCGACGGACGGTATCACATGGACCAGAATTGGGACCATTGGGACCGGGACCGCAACGGTCAGCGCCGCAGCGACGGACTCGACCCTGTTCATCGCGGACGGAACGAGCCTCTACTACTACACCGATGACGGATTTGCCCGAGGAACGCTCACGGTTTCTGGAACGATCTCGTCTGGCGAAACAGTCAAGATCGGCTCGACCTATTACAAGTTCGCAACCGACATCACGCCGGGAGCTGACGGCAGCTCGACATCCCCGTGGCTGGTTCTCATTGGTGGCACGAACACCGACACCCTCCAGCATCTGTTCGATGCGATCGGCAACACTGGAACGCCGGGGATAGACTATAGCCTTTCGTTGACGGGTCACACGACCGTCACGCCGTCCTCGGTTAGCGCAACGACGCTCGCGGTTCGTGCGATCGACACCGGGACTGGCGGAAACTCCATCGCGACAACCGAAACGATGGCGAACGGCGCATGGGGCGGCACAACCCTATCCGGAGGCGGCGGAACTACCTTTTCGACTGTTTCCACGCCCGACAGCATCGGGATCGTCTCGGTCGGCGTCATTGAGAATTACACCATCTGCGTCTGTGCCGCAGGGGCTGGGAAGGATGGCCGGTTCTACTGGATCAACCCCGGCGAAGTCACGATTGATCCCCTGAATTTCGCCACCGCAGAACGGTCCCCAGATACGGTTCATCAGGTCGCCATCGTCGGCGATCAGATTTGGTTCCCCGGCCCGAACTCGAACGAGGTCTGGTATATGACGGGCGACGAGAATGTGTTCGCCCGCGTTCCCGGTCGCCTGTTCGATCAGGGCATCTGGCAGGGCACAATCGTCAAGATCAAAGACGATGTGATGGTTACTGGAACCGATGGCGTTGTCTATCGGATCCTTGACGGAACCGCTCCTCAGGTCGTGTCCACTCCGGGAATTACCCAGCGCATCCGAGAAGCCATGCAGCGGCAAAGGAATGGCGGCTAATGGCTGTCACAGGCAAGATCTGGAGCGCCGTCCTCTATCGCGGGCCGCATACCACCGACCTGACGCAGTTGCAGACCATATTGGTCTACAACGGCTTCCTAACCAACCCGACGCAGATACAGTCTCTATATCCGTCACTGTCGTGGGACTTGGCCGCAGAAACGGACGACGCAGGACTTCGCGGTGTCTGGCTGCCACAGCAAGACCCGAACAAGGTCGCCGTCCTACCTTATGCAAACGACGAAGCCGCGATCGTCGATATGCCGAATTACAACCTGACGTATAACGATCTCGGCAAGAGCGTCATTCTCAATGGCAACTTCGCCAACTGGTTTTTCATGCGGTATCGCGCCGGCGCGTGGCAGACCGAATTTTCCAGTTACCCTTATGCTGGCGATCCATCCTTAGTCAGTTCTTATTACCCCGACGCCAACACCTATAACATAAACACCGCAGCCCCCTTCGGAACAGGGTTGGGCAATGGGCTCATTCGTCATCAGGCGCTGTATTATTACTATGGCGATCCTCCGGGGCCGGGACCGGTCTATGCGTGGCCGATTGATGATGCTCCTGCGGTTTCGGACACCGGAAACATCTCCGTCTTTGCCTTCGACCAGACCTATATTTTCACGCCGGTAGAGGATGAAAGCGGAAACTCGCTGCTGGACGGTGGCGGCGACGGTTCCACGGCTTCAGATTCCCTCACGATCCGCTCGTGGGGTTTCAGCCTGGACGGTCACGACTTCTACGTTCTGAGGCTCGGGGATTCCGGGTCGTTCATCTACGATCTGACGACGCAAACATGGTCGGAATGGATCAGCCCTGGCCGCACGAACTGGCGACCGCATGTCGGGCAGAACTGGAAAGGCTTTGCCAACATCGACACGGACAACGGTTACACCGATGTCGTTTGCGGAGACGACGCGACAGGAACGATCTGGGTTCTCAACACCAAGAAAGGCCGCGACGAACGCGACACCGCCGGGACCATCTGGCCTGACGACAAGATCACCAAGGTTGTAACCGGCGGTATTCAGGTCACTGGCCGCGATACGGTGAAATGCGGTGCGGTCGAGCTCGATCTCGCCATTGGAAATCCCACACAAACCGGCGCCCTGATCCAGTTGGAGATCAGCGACGACCTCGGCCACACGTTCGTCGATTGCGGGATCAATACCGTTGCCGCAGGGAACTATAATCAGCCGGTCGAGTGGCGAAGTCTCGGGACCATATCCGCTCCGGGCCGTATATTCAGGATCACCGACGATGGAATGAGTGAGCGCATCGGTGGCGCTAATCTACGATGAGCTTCAACAAGATTCCACCGCTCGCTTATGGCGTTCCGATCGTTGAGCAATCACGCGGGCCGACGCTCCAGTTCCAGCGCCTGTTCAACACCGCGTTCCAGAACAGCCAGTCGATCCTCAAAACGGCAAATGCCGCTGCCGTAACCGCAACATGGGGAAGCATCGGCGGGACGTTATCGAATCAGACGGACCTTAAATCCGCACTGGACGGGAAGCAGCCTCTCGATGGCGACTTGACGGCCATTTCCGCGCTCACGGGCACTAACACGATCTATTACCGCTCGGCGGCAGACACTTGGTCCGCCGTCACCATTGGCACTGGCCTGACGTTCGCCGGTGGCACGCTGGCGGCGTCTGGCGGGGGCACGACAACCCACGCGCTCACCTTCAATAACGCCGGGTCCGGGGCCGCTTCCGGCTCTGCGTTCGACGGTTCGGCAGCGATCACGGTGTCCTATAACACCATCGGCGCGCAGCCGCTGGACTCGACGCTTACGGTCCTTGCGGCGTTCAACACGAACGGTCTGCTTACCCAGACCGCAGCCGATACGTTCACCGGCAGAACCATCACCGGAACTTCGGGGCAGATCACCGTCACCAACGGCGACGGCGTTTCCGGAAACCCGACGCTCAGCCTGCCCAACAGCGGCGTGACTGCCGGTTCCTACACGAGTGCGAACATCACCGTTGACGCTCAGGGAAGAGTGACAGCGGCAGCCAATGGCTCCGGCGGAGGTGGCAGCGG